AGGATCACCCGTAGAGAGCATCGCTTTAACCCGAGCAGTAACCCCTTCAGGAGCGTTGAAAACGTCACTAATCATCTTCGATACGTCCGTACGGAACCCCTCAGTCTCAACACCAGCACTCTCAGCAAGTTTCGCCAGCATATTCGCGTTCGTACCGATCATCGTAACCGTAATAGCATCAATACCAGTATTCACACCACTAATAATCTTATTCACCTCGTCCTGAACCTGATCCCGAGTAATCCCAAAAAAGCTAAAGATCGGTTGTAAGAGAGTCCCAAGCATCATAGCCATACTCGCAATCGTCTGCTTGATCGACTCGGCTAAGAAAGCCATCATAGCACTACTTACACCCGCAAGCCCAGCAGCAACACCAACAGCCTCAGCAGCAGCAGCACCAGCCAAATCACCCTCCTTGCGCTTCTCAGCAGCAGTCTTGAACGATTCCATAGCGAGCCGGATGAACGGTTGCATCACTCGATTTACGATCATCACGATCGGTTTGAGCGCGAATAACAACGGCATCAACAGAGCCGTTACGACGTCCGTGATCGGCTTCAAGAGGTACCCGAGCATCCGTACTACACCGCCAACCACACTTAACAGTGCTTTGTTCGCTGAAACGAGTCCAGCAACGAGTCCTACGAGCGACCCGACACCAACAGCCTTGAGAGCACCACTCATAATCGCACCCATACCGCCAGCCGGAGCCTTTGGGCCTCGAGCACCCCGAGCACCTGCGTTTACTCCTCCTGAACCACCGATCCCTTCGGAGCCTGCTCCGCCAATAATCCTGATCACTGCTACTTCATCCATTTGGTTGCCTCACATCAGAAGGAACATCGGGTCCTTCTTGGCCATAGCCGCATACGCGGATTCTAAGAGTTCGATGTCATCCCAGTCCAGTTCGTCGAGCTCCTTAGGCGTACACCGGAAGAGCTTACACATCATCGCCCTCCGCAAAACCTCGGAGGCTTGACGATCCTTGCTCCGCCCCTTGACGACATCGACTACTCTTTTTTTAGGGCTTTCACCTCGTCCTGTGCTTCCTTCGAGAACCCGTTGAAACGCTCGATCTCAGTCGAAAGGTAGTCGAACGCTTTCGCCGTGATCTCGTCACGGTCGAAAACCTCGAACCGCTCCGCGTCGCTCTTGCAGTCTCGGAAGAAAGGAGCGTCCTTAATCCCATACACGACAAGGGCTCGTTGGTACGATCCGAGAAGCATCCTCGGAGCTCGTTGCTTGCCCGTCTCCGGATCAGTCTCTACGCTCGTGCTCACATCGCGAAGCTTCGCCATACTGCCCGATCCGAGCTTGCGAATCTCAACGACACCTTCAACGTCAGGTACGCTCTCGAGAATCTTCGTCGATACCATCTTACGTGTTATCCTCCGTGACGGTCAGGCTGTACGCTGTCCCAGACAAGTCTTCGGTGAGCCACTCGTTCGCTTCCTCCGAACCCGCGTGTGAGTCGAAGACGAAGTTCGAGAACAAGAACTCCGCGCTCCGTGATCCCTGCTCGAAAGTGAACTCGATCGTAGCGAACTCCGTAGGCTCCGTAGTGTCGTCAGGCGTAACCGCTCCCAAAACGGCCGTGATAAGGTCGTTATCCAGATACTTGACGGTGAACCGGAGCTTGTAGTCTCGAGCGCGGTGACGACCCGCTTTTCCAAGTCGAGAGCCGAGTCCAGGCACGAGTACCGCGTTGTTCGTGATCGTGATCTCGACGCTGTCGATGATGTTCGGAAGGCTCGTACCGTTCGGAAGCTCGATCGACGCCCCTGCGAACGTGTACAAGTCTCCTGAGGGCAACGCAACGTTCGATACGACCGTCGTATCAATCGTGCTGTTCGCGCCGATCATCGAGAGCGATACCGTAACGGGCTCTCCGACCGTACAACGGATCGTAGCCGACTCTATGAGGCATCCGAGCCACTGTCGATCCTGATCGTCCGACGCAGCGCCTGGGTTTACGATCTCTCGCGCTACCGTGAGGCTCGCTGGAGTGTTCGAGCCCGTGTACGTGTACGGGTCCGAACCCGATACTGCTCCGAGGACGTACTCCAAGAAGGCCCAGTTGATAACGTCGAGGTCAACCGACAAGCTGTGTGATACGGCTCCGTACACGGGCTTCGCTACGTCTCGGCCTCCGCTCGCCGATCCCTTGAACCCGCGCCGGTAGGACGTGTTGTTGTTCGCCTCAGCGTTGAAGCTCCGGACGAGTCCGAAGTGCTTGTTTGGTGTTCCTGCTGTCCCGAGCGTTGATTCTTCTCCGTAGAGGAGGTAGCTATCAACGCCCGCAATACCTTCTGATGGCATTTTATTGATTCATCTCCGTGATTCTGACCTTGATCTCTCGCATTTCGCGGTTCAGGTCAGTCATACTCTGTTCGATCGTTTTATGTGTTTCCTTTAGTTGCTCGAGAATCTCAAGCGCAATTTCATCATTCATCTCGAATCCCTCCGTCGATAATACTCGTGGTACGCAGCGTAGAGGAGCATCCCGACGCCGAGAACGCCGAAGAAGTGGAAGTGCTCGAAGTACCACTCGTGGAACCCCGTAACCGAAGCTACGAGTCCGATGAGGAGTTCTGTCGCTCCGGCCGCCGCGCTCGCCTTGATAACCCTCTGTTCGTACTTCATACGACTTCACTTCTCCAAGCGGAAGTCCGCCGTGAAATCAGCGTTCTGATGAAACACCTTCTGCCGCCCCGTACCGCTGACAATCACAGAACCCGTACTCTGGGGTCGAACGTAGCCTCCGAGGTAGTAGAAGTCCGAGTAAGCGTTGCGGAACGATTGTCGAACGTTCGTCAACACCTCCGCGATCTCAGCCCGACTCGTAGAGTAGACCACGACCGTGATACTAACCCGATTCCGAAGTACGTTGCCGAAGCCCCCAACGTTCGTCTCGACACCGACGATATCAACGCCGATACGAGGATATTCTGAGAGCTGGATCACGTCCTGCGGGAAGTCTGGAAAGATGCGGTCGGTTCCCGTATCGTAACTGAGGTCGTACGCTCCCGTCTGGACCGTCGTGAACGTGATCCTACACTTGCGCGTACCGCCGTCGTTGTAGTAGAAGTCGACAGTGTAATCCGAGCCGTAATCGAGCTCTACGCCGCCGACTTCGAGCGACCGGATGTTCCGGACGTCTCCATCGTTGATCGTCAACGTAGTGGCCGCAGAGAGCGAACCTGAGCCCGCTGTCGTAGTAACGCCCCTCGTAGCTACGGGCAGGACGTCGTTGTTCCTGAGGAAGTGTACGACCTCCTGTTTGATCTCGAAGTGGTCTATCGTGGTTGTGCTTGTCATCGTAAGATGTGCCTCCGCGCGTTACGCGCGACGATTTCTCGAAGCTTCGTTCGGAACGTGTTTCTGATGAACGGTTGTGGACTCGTACCAGGATGATGAACAACCTTCGCGAAGACCCTCTTTCCGCCTCTCGGCTTCCAAGACAAGGCTTTGGCGTTGGTGGGCCTGATGATGTGCGGAGCCGTACCGTACTCGACGTGTAAAGCGTATTTGAGCATCTTGATAACGATCGATCCGTCCGGCAAGACTTCGTAGTGGATGCTGTTCTTCAACGCGCCCGTATCTACGGGTACCGCTCTCGAGAGTTCGTTCGTGATATCGTTCGCGATCCCCTCGCGGAACAAGGACATTCGCTTATCGAACTCCTCTTGGGTGAGCTCGATTACTCTGCTCATCCGACGAGGTAGAGTCGCACGAGCTTGTAGAAGGAGGTAGTGCCGAGTTTTCGAGTGATAACAGCGTGAACCCGATAGTCTTCGGATTCGTACGTTACCGTATCGTCTCGGTTGATAGTAACGTCCGGCTTTACCATCAGGACTGCATCGGCATCTTGAAAGAGGGCCTGCTTATCCTGAGAATAGTCGTCCTCGCGTCGGAAGAAGGGTCCTTTGATCGTGACGCTTGTTCCGTCCGTGAAGACTTCTTCGCCCGTGAGCGGATTCGTATCTTTCGTTCGAGGAGTTCTCGTGAGAGTCTTCTCAAAGCCCGATAGGAGGTTGTTGAACGCTCCCGTTGTGAATCCGATCGTTACCATATCTTCTCTGTTCCTTCCGCTCGTCGCGGATGCGTGTGCTCGTCTTCCGAGCCAATATCAATACGTCATCGACGAGTACCGGACGATACTCTGTTCGAGCCGATCTCGCTCCTTCGAGAGAACATCAAACGCACCTCTGATGTTCACGTAAGCTTGACCGATCATCACGGAACCCTCGGGCAACTGGTACGAGCTCGGGATGTTGTGCGTACCACCCATCTGAGACTCGAGAGCCTTGAGCGAAGCGTACACTCGGCAGAGGCTCCGCGCGATCTCAGGGATAGGATAGACACCCCACCAATAGTTCGCGCTGATGTTCCGAGGATAATTGTCCGAGAACGCTGACAACTCCGAGTCTACACCGAGGCGCAGGACGCCCTGATCCCCATAGACGTGAACGCTCGATACCGTGATCGAGTCTCCGCCGATCTCGAGGCTCTCAAGAATCCGAACCGGATAGAACGGGAGTACAATATCAGCCTTGCCGTTACCATCGAACGTTCCGTCCTCGCCCGTGATGTGAGCTTCGGTTCCCGTGTGAATCACTCGGTACTTGCTCGTATCGTCAGGCGTAGTCGTCCAAGCCGTCTCGAGCGTGAACACGGTGCTCGTTTGACTCTCGATCTTACGCGCTTGTCCAGACCCCGTACCGGAATACACCCATACGAAGTCCCCGACGTACTCGTTCTTAGGGAAGGATCGGGCGGAGTCGGTTAACGTCGTGGTCGTAGCACTCGTAGCCGTACTCGATTGCTCGATGTGCCAGTACGTAGCGTTCACGAACCGGTCAACTTCCGACTCCGCTTCTCGAATGAACATCTCAACGGCCGCGACAGGTACCTCTGCTGACGTGATGCCCGCCTTCTGGTATACTTCGCTCGTTTCGACGTACATTCTCCTTGATCCTCCTTATGCCTTCGCAGGCTTGCTCTCCTTCGCAGGCTTGCTCTCCTTCGCAGGGGCCTTTCGAGCCACCTTGAGGGAGAGGAATCCGTTTTCGTCACGAACAACGACCGCGTCAGGGTCCTCGTGTTGGCTTCCGCTATGTGCTCTCGCAACCATAACTACTCGCCCCAAACGATGAAGACGCGCTTCTTGTCATCCGTGGACCCGCCGACCGTGATCGTGAGCACACCGTCAGAAACTGCCGTGGTCGGAGCTTCCGTGATAACGATGCTGTCCGTGGTGCTGTGCGTCTGCCCGAGGATCGCTTGGAACGTGGTGATTCCGTAGTCCGCGAGCGTGATCGCAATAGTGTCCCCATCATCCGTAGTAGCCGGAGCCGTAACGATGAGCATCTTTGCTCCAGCGTTCGGCGCGACCTCTGTTACTGTACCTGTTACTGCCGCCATTTCCTTATTCCTCCTTTGATTGTGATATTACCCCCGTAGGGGCGAATGGTTTTTATGCGATCTCCGTGATGCTCGCGCAGAAGGCCGGATTCTTGATAATCAGGGCTTCGTAGCACTTGAGCATAAACTTGCGAGAATCGTTCGTCTTCGCGAGCTCCTCGTACATCACGTCTTGCAGTACGCGCATCTCCACAACCGAGAGGTCGAGGAAATAGATGGCCTTCGATCCGCCGCTGTTCGTGAGGTACATCGACGGGATAATCGGAACGTCACCGACCATCGTACGGATCGTCAGAGCAGAAAAGCCCCAGAACGCCTGCGTAGTGGACGCGAGGTAGCCGATCTTCGCACTGATGAGAGTCTGGAGGTCCTCGTACGCAGCCGAACTTGCGACTGCGAGGTTGGGTCTTCCACCGTCATCGAAAGCGTACCGGACCGCCGTGTGAACGTCCTCAAGATCGAGAGCTGCGTTGTTCTTGTCGACCGTGTTCGTAGCACCCATCAGCTTGACGATACCGCTGAACTCGGTAGCCGTAGTATCAGCGTCACCGTTGACGATGAGGTTCTCTTGGAGTTCCGCGAGCTCACGAGCCTTGACGAGGACTTCCTGCTGGAGGCTGTTCGGAGCCGAAGCGTCCGAGAACCCGCCATCGATACCCGAACCCGAGCCTTCAAAGCCCTGAATCGAGTACGCAGGCTGTCCAGATTGGGACGGACCGGTAACACGACCGACCGAGTAGAGGAACTTGATCTGTGTGCTCTGGCGATCGTACGTGGTGTTCGTCTCCGCGAGCGCACCGTCCTCAGGAGCGGTGAATCCGCCACCCTTGCCGGTAATCACGTTGTAGTCGGCCGTAAGCCCACGGTTCGAGACGCGCGGGATAAGCTCGACGAGAGGAGTGAACTTCCTCGTCTGATCCACGATGCGAGGATCGACGTAGACGGGAATCATAGCGTAACCGGTAGTACCGACCCCGCCAGCGGACGTAGTCTGCGCCTTGAGTCTCACAGCGGATTCTTGTGCGATTTGAGCTCGGAAGTCCGAGCCTGCGAACGACTCGCCATCGGCCTTGAGTCCGAGGGGGTCGTAGTATCTTGTCTTGTGCGGGAGGTTTCCGAACGCCTGACCGTATACGCCGTCAACGTTCATCTCACCTTCCATCATTCCTGTGCTTGCCATAGTGTCATTCACCTATTTGATGAGCGAGAGGGGTGCCTTTGAGAACCGAGTGTCTTCGTCGTCACTGACCGCTTCTGCGGGTTGTCTCGACTTGAGAACCGGCTTCTCGAGCGTCTTCTCGAGTGCTTCGACCTTCTCGGACGCGCTCTTGAGCTCTGCGCTGACCTTCTCGATCGTACTGTTCTGTGCTTCGACGAGACTCTTGAGCTCTGCGAACTCTTTGCCGTCGTCTTCATCATCGTCGCCTTCCGCAGATGCCGATTTGAGCTCGGCAACTTCATCACGGACGCTCTTGAGCTCCGCCTTGAGAGCCTCGACCATTTCGGCCTGCTTCTCAGCGATACTCTTGAGCTCGGCCACGACATCTGTTTCTACCTGTTCTTCTGCCATTAGCTTCACCTCTGAGTTTGATGATCCGAGAGACTTCAAGAACGACTCCAGCATCCGAGCACCTTTGTTCACGGGTACGCCGGTGAGAGCCACGTTTAGCAAGTGGACCTTGCGGAGGACCCGAACACTCTTTCCTTCGACGATCTGATTGTCTGCTTCGACAATATGATACGCGATCGAAAAGGCATCCAAGTACCCTTCTTGAATCTCAGCCCAAGTCTTCTCGAACCGGTCGTGGTTCTTGTTGAGCACCGCCTTGACCCACAGCATAGCCCCTTTAGGCGTATCTTCGACGCGAGCGTCAATAATCCGGCCTAGCGGAGTCTTCGTACCGTAGTCTTCAACGACGCCTTTGCGGAAGTATTCGTGTTCGATGTCGAGCTTGATCGAGCCGCTTTTGAGCTGTTCAACCATATCGAGTATCGCTCCTCGCACGACAAGCTCGTTCGCAGTGTCAACGTCTTCCGTAATGATGTAGCCCGTGACGTAGTGCTGCTGCGGCTTTCCTTTGAGGCCGACAATCTCATACGTGAGGCTGTCGGTTACGAACGATCCACCCGCGTCGGACCGTACTGATTCGAGGACTGATTCTGTCATCAAGAGCAAACCCTGGCTTTGAAGTTTTTAAGGATTTGCGAGAGCCTCGGGACCTCTTGGGTCGCTAGGGAGGTAATCGGGGGAGGACACAGAACAAAGGTTCGCGAGTCCCAATCGATCCCAGAGGCTTCTCAACGTGATTCTCGGAGAACGAGGTATTTAACGGTTTCTCAATCTCCCTGAACGAACCGGCCTGTCTCGGTGCATCGATGGTTATCGTGTAATCGAGCGTGATCCGAAGGCGAAACCAACTCGAGATTTTCGATCGCGTTGTTGAACCGATCGCCGTCCTTATGGTGGACGTGCATCCCATCGGGAATCGGACCGCGAGCCTGTTCGTACACCCACCGGTGCTCGTTCACCCAACCCGACATCGGAACGTACCTCATTACATATCCGCGCTTCGACACGCGACGGTTGATAACGCCCGCCTCGTACGCTTCCCGACTCTTGCGCCGGACGGCCTCGTGAGCTGCCTCGGTGATCTTTCTTGGATCGCGCTGACCCGAAGCGTACTCACGCTTCATCTGCTCACGGGACTTCCGAGATACGGACGCGAGGCGCGGATCATCGTCCTTCGTCAAGCCCTTATTCCACGGCGGTTCCCGATTCCTTTTCGCACATTCTTGCGAACAGCATACCTGCCCAGATTTCGATTTTGGTACGTAGAACTGCTTGTTACACTGCGGGCATCGCTTGTCGATACCGTTCTTTGGTCGTCCCATACTCAGCTTGGGCGGTAGAAGTATATAATAGTTTCCACGCGAACGACATTCATTCATCAATCTGGATGTAGAGTAATTTTGATCTGCAGTTTACGTGAGCGGGAGGAGTGTTGTACTTCTCGCCCTTATACGTGAAGCTATCCTTGATCCCGACGCGCGTACCGTGAAGCGCCTGACACACCTTGCTCGTACGATCATCCAAATGAGCATCCCACTCCTTGACGAGCTTGAGGCCGCTCTCCTTCGCAGCGTACTCTCGACCGAGGTTGTAGGCTCTGACGCTCTCTGTGCGAGCGATCATCCTCGCTCGATCCTTCGATACTTCGATCACGTCATCGATGCGCTTGGCGAGCTCTCGGGGCGTCTCAGCGTTCATCAAGCCCAAAGCGAGTTCTTGCCGGAGCTTCTCCTTCGCGTAATCGTTCAAGCCCTTCACGTTCTCGAACGTGAAGTCCGTAACGAACTTCATCTGAGCAGGGTTCGGAAAGAAGTTCATCCCGAACTGTACCTCGATCTCATCTACTCCGTTCTGATAGTAGGACGTGATCGCTGCCGTGATCGCGGCGCTGAACGCCTCCGGACGAATGATATCTCCGACTTCGTTCAGGATGTCGTCAACGACACTCTTGATGCGAACCTCACTCGATGTCATCGAGCGGACCTTCACGCTTGAGTGCTTCGATGAGTTGCTTCCCGCGCTTCTCAATAGCAGATACGAGCTCCTCCTCAAGGCGAGACTCGGACTTCTGCTCGGGCTTCGGGACGGCTCGGTCTTCGTCGCGCTTGATCTTCTCATCGCTCGGGTCTTGATCCCGAGAAAAACCCATAGGATTCATACTGAGAGCGTCCTCCTGCTTTCGCTGACGATCCACCTCCTTATCCTCCCTGAGTCGATCAACGTCAATACCGAGCTCCTCGGCCACCATCTCCGAAGACTTCACACCCATCCGGATGTACGTCTCGTTCAACGTAGCCTCCTTGAGAGCCTGTTCGACATCGTAATCTTCGAATCGGAACTCCAAAGCCTCGAAAGCCTCAATACCCCATTCGGTGATGATCTCCGTATCAACGTGGTACTTGATGAGCTCCATAATCGGAACGATAGCCTTCGCCTTCTGCTCCTGACGCTGAACTTGACCCGTAGAGCGATTCGAGTCCTCAGTGTAACCCATACCGTCAGCCGTAGCTCCGAAACAAGCCCAGACGAGCTTGATGAACCACTCCTGCTGTTCGATAATCTGCATCGTGCGCGGATCGAGCTGGAACGGCGTGAACTTGACCTCGTGGTTCGTGATCGGAATACGGAACCCGATACGACGAAGGAATCCCGTTATCTTGTTCGGCTCCTTGATCGTAGAGCGCAACTGTTGTCCGAAGGCTTGTATCTGCTTCTGATCGGCTCCGAGAACCTGCAATACCCCCTCAGGCATATTGTTATTGAGGTAGAAGTCGAGATTGTAGAGAGAACCATAAACGAGTCCGACGATCACGTCTCCGAGAACCTCGATCGGTGAGAGCCCATAGACGGATTGGGACTGCGGATTCTGCATCATATAGATGAGCTCTCGACGTCCGAACGGGATCGGGAGCGCGGTCGTGTTCGTAGCGTACTGGAAGTAGGCAGCCCTCTGCTTCACGTACCCCGCGTATCGTTGGTAAGCCGTATCTCGGCTTCGTTCGTCCGGAGTCATCACGTAAGCGTAAGGGACGATCTCGGGCGGAATGTACTCGTCCCGATCACCCATATACCCGTACGGGTCCGGATTCTTCAAGAACGATCCTCCGTCTCGAGCGAAAGCCTGTTGGAACTCTCCCTTCCGGTTGAAGACCTTGACCAAGACTCCGGCGTCTACATCGAGAATGTCAGATACGAGTACGCGCCGAAGGTGACTCCAAGACTCCTTGTTCCCGTTCGGGTTGAGAAACCACTTCGTGATGTCAGCCTTGATCGCATCGAGCTCGGGCGTCGGATCGTTATCTTCAAGCCAAGACTCCTTGTACGCGATCTTCCAATCGGCGGTACTTACGGCGTCGATGATCGTCTTCTTCACCGAGAAGACGTACGGGGACTTCGCGAGCATCCGAACAAGAGGCAAGTCCGTCTTCCGAGGATAACCGAACGGAGGCTTGTACAAGAACTCTGGAATGTGAGCCTTGTGAACTCCGTCCCGATGGTTCAGGTCGATGTTCGATCCGCTGTCACCTGATCCTTCAGATACCTTTTCTTTCTTCGGCCCATTCTCAGGTGCAGGGGTGGCTTTCGAGCCAAACAAGCTATCCAGTATACCCATTAGTGGCGCCTCACGATCATCATACCCGCAAGAGAAGTTTTTAAGCGTTTTCTGACGTATCGCGAACCACTACAACGATACGGAGGCGAGTCTCACGAGGCAAGAGGAGTGCGCTC